CTTTCACAATTTTATAATCAAGTAAATATTACCTCAGGTGCATTAGTAGTTACAGCGGCTAATGACACAGCAGCCTATGTTTACATACAAGCTGATAATAATGATAATAATGCTGATAATTGGAGACTATCTGCTGAGACAGATGGTATGTTTGATATTCAGTCTAGAGAAAGTGGTTCTTGGGCAAGTGTAGTTGAATGGAGTGGAAGCGATAAAGCTCTATACCCAAAAGGTAATGTTTATTTATCTGGAACTACTCTTAGTTTAGCAGGAAACGCATCAACAGATTCTTATTTACGATTTGATGGCACTGGTGGTGATACTTATTTGCATTACAATGCTAATGATATGATAGATGTCTATACTGGTGGTGACATCGCAATGCGTATTAAAGATGACGATGTTGAGTTTAATGGCGATGTAACAATGACTGGTGGACTTATTGTAAATGAAGGTGGTGGAGATAATGATTTTAGGGTAGAATCTGACCATAATACTCATATACTTCATATAGAATCATATGGTGGAGGAGGTTCTCAGGGAAGAGTTGCATTTGGTACTCAAACTGGTCAATCTACTAATTGCTTTTTTCATGTTGGGGGATTTATAAATACTTGGTATGGTGGTGGTGAGCAATCGGGAGCATTGTTTAATACTACTGTTACCGCACACGATGCAGTCCACGCTTCTGGTACTCATTTTAAGCATACAATAGTTGAAGCAAGTAGTGGAACTCATACAATGATGTCAGGTGTAAAAATATCCGCACCAGACATAACTTCTGGTTCTGCAACAGCAACGAATGCCGCTACTTTATATATTACTGGAGAGACAGCTGCTACTGTAACTGGTGGGAATTATGCAATTTATGCCCCATCGGGTAAAAATTTATTTGACGATGTCACAGTGGATGGAGACCTTTCAGTAGATGGTGGGGTTCAAATAGATGGTATAACTGGAATTGGAAACAGTTCAGCCGACAGTTTTTGGAATTCAAAGTTAGTTGTTGGAGCTGGTTCTAGTGAGGAAAACTTAACAATATATGCAGGTGGCACTAACCACTCTGGACTTTTCTTTGCCGACTCTACTAGTGGTAATGGCAGATTTTCTGGTCAAATATATTATAACCACGAAGTTGATAAAATGCAATTCGCTACTAATTATAGCGGTGCAAGTTCTTATGCTTTAGAGATTGACTCATCCCAAAATTCTACATTTACTGGAGAAATTAAAACATCTGGTTCAGGCAATGGTATTCTTTTGGGAGACAAATCAGTAAATGGCTCTCCCTATGTTGTTTTTCAAGGTACAAACTCTAATTATAACTGGAGATTAAGACAGAACGATAATAATGGTGGTGACTTTACAATTAAAAGGTCTACTGCTACTGGTGGTTCTACTTGGGAATCTGTTCCTGTTATACAAATAACTGCCGACCAAGATGTTAAAATTAAAAATGGTGATGTAACAATATCAGAAGACTTATCAGTAGAAGGTGCATTTCCATTTATGATTCATGCTTCTGCTGATTGGAAAGGAGCTAGTACAGAAAAGAATATGCCACTTAGACCTGATGGGGCTGCTAATGCTACTGTATCTACGGGTTCTGACCTAGACCAACAAATGACTTGGATTGCTCCATTTAATACTACATTAAGGTCTTTATATGTAACTGCTGAAACTGCTTGTAGTGGATGTCAATTCAAGGTAGAGGTAGCAACAAATTATGCAGTATATGTTAATGACACAGCAACTACCACTACAACATATACAAAGAATTTAACAACAGCTGGTTCAACAAATATTGCTTGTGGGTTATCAATATCTAAAGGAAATGCTATTAGACTTAGCATTGACCCAAACAGCACAGCAGTTGACCAATTTTTAGTAACATTAGTTTTTGAATAAAAAGGAAGGAAAATGAAAGACTACGCGGAAAGAAAAAAGAACAAGAAGTGGTCTGTGGCTAAGAACAAAGTTGTTACAAGCCCAGCAGTCACGGAAGTTAAAGATGATAAAGGCGTTGTGGTTCGTGAAGCAAAAGCTGAAGTTAGCCACGATGTTATTCAATTAACCAAAAAACGCTACGATGGAGAAACAGGTAAGGCATTGGCAGATGTAATACAAAATGTATCAGTTGAACAATGTGATGCATCCATAGCAGACTGTGATAAGCGAATTGTAGACATGACAGCAGAAAAAGATGGATGGACAGCCTTAAAAGCTGATATCGAAGCGTTATAACCAAAGGATAAGAATGCCAGATAAAAAAGAAAAAGAAAATCAGGTAGTGGTTATCAATGATAAAGAATACAAAGTAAGCGACTTCAACGAAGAACAGCTTTTACTTGTTAACCATGTATATGACCTAGATAGGAAAATAGGTGGGTCCCAGTTTAATCTGGACCAGTTACAAGGTGGCCGAAAGTTCTTTATGAAGAAGCTTGAAAAGGCTCTTGCAGATGACGAAATCGCTGAAGCGGTGGTTCAGGACTAGATTGAATCACCCATCGCCAGGTAAGCAAATGATTGCAAGTTACATTCTGTTTTTACTGTTTATATTTTTATTTACAGTAGTGGCAGGATGTGACTCTGGCTGGTCCATAGCTGGCTGGGAAGTTAAGTGAGTGGTAAGCCTGAAACTGCACGAAGCTATAGAGGTACAGTCGTTGATGATAACGCCATTATATCAATTAACATTAAATGGTTACTTCAATCGGCTGTTGTTATTGCAGGGCTTGTTTATTCATATTACTCAGTTATTCAAAGAATTGCAGAATTAGAAAGAGAGATGTCTGATGCTAATAAAACTATCACAGAACTCGTTGAAAAACATATCGTAGAAGAACAAGAAAGATTTGCTGAAATGGAAGAAGAATTAAAATGGTACGAAAAAGCTTTAGGTAAAAAGAAAAAGAAATAATGGATACACAGCAGATAATAGATGCCTGGGGTGAATTAGGTGTCATTGGAGTAATGGCCCTTTTATTCGGCTTTATGATAACTAACATCATAAAATCCCAGACTGCACAAAATGAGAGCCTGGATAAAATGGCAGTAGACCAGGCAAAGGCTGCCGAAACTGCAAATAATGTTGAGGGGATACTACTCAAATTATTACAGAGAATGGACAAATCTGATGATAAGCTGGACCGTAAGGTAGACGATTTAAGGCGAGATTTGTCAAATATTGATAATGATTTGTCAGAGGTAAAAGGGTCCGTGAGTCGAATCAATGGCCGACACTAATCAACATAGAGATGAGGTTATTAGGCTCCTGGTTAAACTTAATGAAAGGCAGATAACCATATTTAAACACTTGAAAAGAATTGATAACCATTTGGAAAAGCTAAATGGAAAAGTTGCAGAGCATGAATCAAATCTGGTTCAAATTAAAACCTGGGGCGCTATGGGATTAATAGCATTACCAATAATCGTAAACCTAATAATGAGGATAGTATGAAAGCCGTGATGGAAAAAATGAAAGATGAAGCCGTTAAGTATGCGATGGAACTTGCAGAAAAACAAGCCGATGCAGTTCAAGTCGGTGTGGTTGAATATTTAAAGAGTGATGAATTCGAAATAAAATTAGCCGAAAAAATGGACAAGGCAGTTGACATTCCCTGGACCTCGGACCAAAAGGAAGAAAAGATGTTTCGCGCACTAGCTGATATCATTCAGAATTTGATGGTCGGACTGATTGGCTCAATTAAAATAAAATGAATCACCAACAAATAAGGACCTTAATTAAGAATACCTTAAACGGTCTTGGCTCTAAATATGCCAGTAAAGATGCTGTTGATTTAGTGTACTGGACTGGACACGTTGAATCCAGGTATGAGTATATTAAACAATTAGGTACTGGGCCTGCCAGGTCGTTCTGGCAAGTAGAACCAAATACAGCAGTTTCTCAATGTGAGAATTATATCAAGTATCGGTCCAAATTAGCGTTTAAATGCGCTGAAGTCACCATGACCCAACCTGATGTATGGGTTAGTGGTAACGCTGATACCTGGGATAAAATTCTATTGGTCAATATGGCTAGTGGTATCGTACATTGCCGATTGAAATATTGGCGGTCACCATTACCTATGAGTAAGAATATCGATGAAGCTGCAAGAATGTGGAAGAAGGTATATAATACTGAAAAAGGTGCTGGGACCATTGACAAGTTTAGAGATATGGTAGGTTCGCTTACCACTTAATAGGCCCCGTCCCTGGATTTTGCTGTCCTTTCGGGGCCTTTTTGCTATTAAACTCTGTTACCATATTGTTACCATTTTGTGTATTATTGTGTAGTATGGTATATAATCATTTAACAAGCTTTACTGACGGTAAGCACACCTTACCGAGGAGAGTTAATACGCTTGGAAAGCGTGTTTGCGTTAATAGCGTAACGTGGGTTCGAATCCCACTCTCTCCGCATCAATCTATTGACGAGAAAAGCCCCAAATGACTGGGGCTTTTTTATCGTAGAAGGGATGCGATTTTCTAGTCTCAAATATGTACTGTTACCATATTGTTACCATTTTATTTTAGTTTAGGTCCAAAAATTGAACCTTGGAGTAGACTATCATATTTCGCCAATCAATCTTATTGAATGTGATTGTATGTACCATTCTGTCTATAGTCTTATGTTTATATGTAATAGGTACTGGGACATAATGATTGCCTACCATGTGTTTTAGACTATCGAATATGTAAGGTAAAGACCTAGTATGTGACTGAAGTGTCTTTAAAGACTTGTCACATATTATTCCATTTACTGGATGGTCATCCAATCTGGGATATTCTATACCAACCGAAAAGAATTTTTCCACTTCTTTTTGGCTATATCCCGTGTATTTCACTATAGATGATATATCACTAACTGATTCGATACATCGACCTAGTGTAAAACCATTCCTTATTATCCTTACATCGCAGATAAAATGATATTCAAGTTCGTCCCAATGAGTGGACTCTGCTTGTTTCTCATTCAATGCTGCTTTTAGTTTAGATATCTCAACTGATTGAGAATCTACTTTATCTTTCAATAGGCCCATATATGATGTGTCCATTGATTGTTCTCCTTTTGGGTCGTTATCAGATGGTCTGGTTCCTTTACCAGTCCCTACTGTTTCAGCATCCGATAATGTTACGTTGTTGCTTTTTGCCAACTCATAGACTTTCTCAATAACTCTATGGCCTGGTTCCATTAGCGTATTCTCATATTTATATACGCTCCCAGGACTTATATCTAGCTTATCAGCTAATTCTCTTTGTGTTATGCCTAACTCCATTCTCAGCATCTTAAACATCCTAGCAGTATTACTAAGTTGGTTCATTTATTTCCTCACTTTATGTTAATGTTTAAGATATTACCCTAGACCCATATCCAAAACTATATTAATTACCTTATCGTATATTACTATACTATAATATACCATAGCAAATGATATTATACTGTATAATTACATTATTATCTTGCATTATATTAATATATTATAGTATGTTATATTTAGTATTGAAATACTACTGTATAGCATAGTTAGTATCAGTACACCACATAACAAAGGGTACACAACATGAATAAGCCTTTATTTTATAGTATAAAGCAAATTGCGGAGATGTTGGGGGTTAGCTATCAGCTAATACATCTCAAAGTCACTACAGGTGAAATTCCATCTCATAAAATAAGTAATCAAATAATTAGAATAAGAAAGTCAGACTTTGAAGAATGGCTAAAAAGCAATGGGAGATAATTTATGAAAATAGACTTTACTAAAGGTATCCAGGCCAGGAGATATGCAACTGGCGGTGGAAGATTCTATGGTCCAACAGCACTTGATGTTTATAAGAATGTTGAGAATCCATTAAAACCTTCCTGGACCAATGTAGCAAGTGTTGAATCCTCACCTGGACTTAGTAACTGGTATAAGGATAAGGGTAGATGGGCAGATATAGATGGTCCCGTAACTGCAATCATTGGGACCATAGCACATCAATGTGTTGACGAGATGAACGAAGGGAAGGAAGTCACAGTTGATGATATAGAGTTAATGTTGGATACATATTCGGATATACGTTGGAAGTTGATATACCCAAATAAATGGGAAGCTATACAATTAGTACAGAAAATGTTATGGTCATACCAGGAATGGTTTAATAATAATAAACCCACAATACTGCATAGTGAAATAATGATGTGGCATCCTGAAGTGCCATATGCAGGTACTGCTGACCTGGTCCTAAATATTTATAACAAAAGACAAGACCAGGACATTTTAATGCTTGCTGATTTAAAGACTGGTAATGAGCAAGATAAACATTTTGAACAATGCATGGCCTATGCAATCTTGCTTGAAAAGATTTACGATGTCAAGGTGCAGGCGCTCGGTGTTTTGTATTGCCAGGGAAGATGGAGAGATACAGTCAAAGAAGGCAAGATGAAAGTTAAGGTGGTACGGAATAAGTCTGGTGAGTTTACTGATGATGCAAACTATTTAATGCATCGCGTAGTCAAGCTATACGAACTATGGGAAACGGCACAAAAGACCGAGCAGCCTAAACTAAAACCGAAGTTGCCTAAAAAGTTTTTTTTAAACAACAATAAGGATACCAAACAAAATGGTTGATACAGCAAAAGCAAAGTATGTTCCACAGCGTAAGGCAACATACTGGAAAAATGAAAAAAAGGCTAACCAAACAGACCCTGACTTTCAGGGAGTATCATATTCTGTAGGAACACTAAACACCTATTCTAAAATGGTGGATGGTAGGAAAGTAGTTGACTATGAAGCAATTCCTGAAAGCGAAAAACAGTATGTGTCCCTATGGCAGAATCACGACAGTAATGGTAAGGTGGTTCTAAAGACAACAGAATCAAAAAAGGAAGGGGGAGAAAGTTCACCAAGCGGTGATGACTTACCATTCTAATATGATGACCGAATTCGACATAGTCTTCGATAGCATCTGTTGTGATGTTTTTCCAAAGATTACACTCCATATCGAACAGAACAGTCTGATTCGAAAGAATGGCTATGTCGATGTCTATGAATGTAAACATTTCCTTACTGATGTTGAGGGATACGATACAGATATGGCAGGTCGCATTTGGGACTGCTATATATACAACCATGAAGAATTTAGGAAAATGCTCCGCAGTAAGGCAGATGTCACACCCTAATCCACAACTCGATAGACATCTGCTGCAAGGGGGTGGTTCTTATATATTGGACCATCCCCAAAACTTTAACATGGACCACATACCATATGCCACAAATAAAACTGAACCTATCAGCAGACCAGATAGAGAATCTATTAGGACAGCTACGATACGGTAAAAATAGCGCAGAATCCTTCGATATAGACCTTTTACGGGGTTTAAACGGGGAAGTCGAAGCCTTATCAGTCTTAACTGGTAGGCTCGAAGTAAAGACAGATTTCAAGGCCTATAAAACTGGGAACCTGGCAATCGAGATAGAATGCTTTGGAAAACCTAGTGGCCTACAAACCACCACAGCAGATTGGTGGCTATTCAATATCCGCATCCCTGAAGAAGAGTCGCTTATGTTGATTATTTCGCGTAAGCGACTCAAACGCCTGGCTACCCAACATATCCATATGAATCACATTGTCATGGGCGGTGATAAAAACGCTAGTAAACTGGTCATTATTCCCATCCAGGAAGTTGTCTGTGGGTAGCTATATCAAAATCCCAAAAGAATTACTGGACCATAAATTATGGAACAATGGGAAACCATTTAGTGAAGGCCAGGCCTTTATTCAATTCATGCGATGGGCGGATGAAATGGGTGATGATTGCCACTTTATAAATGGCTATATGGTCACATTAAAACCTGGTGAATTCATCATGTCACAGCGTGATATTGCTGAATCAATAAATTGGCCCCAGGCTACCGTCAATAGATTCCTACATAAGCTGGTCAAGATGAATCAATGTCGAATCAATAGTGAATCAAAAATGACTCGCGTATCTATTGTTATTATGGAAGTTACCCAGGAACCTGAATCAATAATGAATCAAGAAGTGAATCAGTCCGCCAGTTTGTATGATAACTTTATTGGGTCAGGTATTAATAGTACTAAAGGTACTAATAGTACTAATAATAATAATAATATATATACTAATAGTACCAATAACAATAGTACTTCTATAAATAATAATATTTCTTTAATAAACGATAAAAAAATTAGCAAACCTAAGACCAGTACCAGTAAGAAGAAAAAACAGACTCACGTTGCCCGACCCAAAGACATCAAGATGGTAATAGACTACTTTAAGGAGAAAGGCATCACCAACGCTGAAGAAGAAGGGACCAAGTTCTGGAACTACTACGAGATGACCAACTGGTTTTCAGGGAAAGCAAAGATAAAGGTCTGGCGCATGGCCGTTGCTAACTGGATTATCAGAAAGAAAGAGAATTCACCTGGTGGCAGCCAGGAACCAAAACAAGAAAGGTTTAGAAAGACTGAACGTGGTGAATGGATTGCTTATTGCACCAATACAAAATCTAACCACTTTAGGGAGCCTTTATTTTTTAGCGCTAAATGGAAATTAGGACAGATGTGCGAAAAATGTGGGCATGACCTAATCCATGAAAAACCTAAACCAGTAAAAGTAGAACCAGGAGATAGGTATGACAAAGAACAAGAAGAACTCATCACCTTCGAAGAGTTCAAAGCAATTGAAGAACGCTCAAAGGGGCCGAAGGAATCGACAACGGGGAGCGGAACTACAGAGGGAGATAGTCAACACATTTCGGGACTACTCAATTCCTTGTTTCAATCGAGATAGAGGTGGGGCCAACCATGAAAAAGGTGATGTTGAAGTTTTGGGTTTTTGGTTGGGTGCTAAAAGACGTAGTCGCGTACCACGGTGGATGTTGCCTGAAAAAACTGAGGTCGGTGTTGTCAGTCGTGGTGACAGAATGGAAGCTATACTATCGCTACCACTCAGACCGCTTGCGAGATTAATTAGTGAAGCCGTTGACAAAGGAATTGATGTCAAAGAAATATTCGAACAGCATAGATTGGGTACTGGACCAGTTAGAGAGACAAAAAAAGAAACCAGATAGGTATGCTCGACATAAGAATTTTATCAATGAAAAGACCTTGCTTGCTTGCCCTCAATGCAAGGGCGCTTGGGAGACATTTTCCAAACCACCATACCTGGAAATCTATGATGACTTTCCAACATATGGACTAAATAAAAAGGTTTGCCCAAGATGCAAAAACAAGAAAAAGAATTAAGTACGATGACAATGGGAATTAGTGGTGAGCATTATATCATCGCTGATTTACTAAGGCAGGACTGCGAAGTGTTTACTCCAGTCACGGACCAGGTTAATACTGACCTGGTTGTATTCCTGAATAATCATTTTAAAAGAATTCAGGTCAAGACCGTTGGAGTTTACAAAACTAAATCATCTGTAGAGGTACGGATGAGAGACCATAAAAAAAATGACCATATAGACTACGTTGCGATTTATCTCTGGCATGATAACCTGATTGCCTACTATCCATATAGTGGGGAAAAGAATATTAGCCTGGCTTTAAAAAGAGCAAAGAATAATCAAAGTAGCGTAGACCGAAAGTGGTTTTACGAATATTCGGAGATATTATAATGAAAGAACAAATCACCCATAAACAGAAGTTTATGAGTCCGCTAGGGAAAATCAATTACTATAAAAAATTATTGAATGAGGGTAGGATACAAATAGGTGGACCTGCTCACAATAGACTCAAGGAACTTCATACTGAATACATTGCAAATAGGAGGTACTAACATGGCATACTATTATTTTATTGAAGTGATACAGACCCAGGCATTTGATGTGCTATTCCATTGCGCTGTGGATGTGGTACTCTACTTCTTATTAGTAAAACGAATACAACTTGAACTAGATAAAAGGATGTCAGAATGAAGATAGAAGAATACGATGCCTTAATTACGGCATTTAGGTCCACGGGAGATAAGCAGGCACAACAAAAAAGAATAGAATATACAGAATCCAGGGGAGATGAGGATGTCCTTGCAAACTTCAAGGCCACAGCAACATCATTGGAATTAGAACCTATCCAGGTGTTAGGTGTATTCATGCAAAAACATTATTCTAGTATTGTGAACTATATTAAGACTGGTAAGTCGTATAGTGAGGAAGATATCAGTTCTAGAATAATGGACCTCATCCAATACCTGGAACTCACTTATGCTTGTATAAATGAACGGGATGATACACCACACGTTGTGATATGTGCTGAAGACCCAAAGGTGATTAATAAAGAAACCATGTCTTTGCTTGCTAAAAAAAGAGGTGCAGATAATGGTTAGCCTTACCTGGTTCGTTATTGGCGCTGTATTCATGCTGTTCCTGGTCCTTTTGTCCCTTGTTCTATATGAAGACTGGGAGAGATATAAAAGGGTCCAAAAACGAAACGATACCAGGAGAAAGATATTATGATGTTATACGAGATACCGAACTGGTTATTGGATATATGTGTTCTCTCAGGTGGGATGTTTCTATTTGGGATTGGCTTACTATGTTTTTCCCTGGCCTTACTGGTCCTCTTTTTTATCTATCAACTACTGAAGGATTTTAAATGAACAATCTATATTGTTTTAGATGTGGGGAAAATGTCATATGGGGTGGGGACCATACCTATGAGGACCACGGAATGGATGGTGATGGGATTGTTAGCAACCTGGCTTGTAATGAATGTGGTGCTGAATACTTGATGATGACCACAGACCAGGATGAGGAATCTAGAGAACTTGTAAGAAAAAAAAGAATGGACAGTATAAAGGGTATGTACGATGAACAATTAAAACTTATGACCCAGGATGCAGTCGCATTATTGATGCAATTGGAATCTTTGTCCCATACCCTGGAATGCACCTATGGAAATTTGGACCAGTCAGAAGAATGGACCAGACTTCTATGCAACATTCGGACCTTTTTAACCCAGGGCAAGGAAGTGCCAGTTGAAGTAGAAATGATTTTTGAGATAGCAAGAAAAAGAAGAGAACAAGAACAGAAAGAATATGAAAGTAACCAGGAAGAAGAATAAGAAAAGAATTGATTGGTTTGGTGATGGTCCAGGACCATTGAAACATCCATTAAAAAGAAAACGTATCTGTAAAGGTTGGTCCAATAAAGGAATGCTAGGTAGGAGATAAAAAAAAGGCCCCATTCCTGGAGCCTTTCCTTTACCTGGTTGTATCAATAAGGATGTTTATCGTGTCCAGTATTTCTTTTGTCTTCCATTACCTCATCTAGGAACTGCTTTATTTCCTCAAGTTCTCTATAGAAAAAAACATCCCTTATTAAATACAATACACCCTTCACTAAGCTATGTCTATCATGCTTATCTGGTTTTTTATTGTTCATTGCTAACCTCTGGTATTAGTTCTGCATTGACATGATTTTGACAATCTTGTGATATCTCTCTTAGATTGTCTGTGAAATACTTTTCAAATATCTCACCCAAGAGATGCCCTGGTTGTTTCCCCAGGGCCTTTGCATGAATATGAAATGCATTCCACTTTGACTCTATGCTAGGTGCATAGATTCTGATTGTTTTACTACCTTTGATTTGTGCTTTTACTACCATTGTTATGCCGTCCTTTTGGTTACTTGTTGTTGTTTGGTTACTTCGTTGGCTATCTGATTTGCGATATAGCCTTGGGTTACTTTTGAACCTAGTGTATGGCCTAATGCCCTTTGTACCTGGTCCAATTCCCATCCCTGGTTTACCAGGTGAGTTGCTAAAGAATGCCTGAAACAATACTGGCTTAACTTCTCACCCTTCTCTTGCTTGATGCCCAGTTTCCTACACACTTTCTTGAATTCGTCATTACTATCATCTATCTCAGTTTTAGCGCCTTCTAGGGTCCAAATATCATCACCTAACTGTTTTAATTCCCAACTGATTGCTATTGCGCTGAACTTACCAGTCTTCTTCCTGCAAGTAACGATACAGCTAACCTTCTCACCATCGTTATTTGTACCAACGGTCAGGTCATTTTTCTTATTGAGTTTAAGTGCATCAATTGGTGATAATGCTGTATCAAGCATAATGGACCAGAATGTTTTCAAGAAACTAGATGGTGCATTTGCTACAATGCTTTCCGCCTGGTCCCTGGTCAATACCTGGTAAGGTGTTTTATCGGTCCCAACTTCCTTTAATTTACCCTTCCTGGCATAGTAGTTATCCTTTAGGATACCTTCATTGGTCAACCAGGTATAAAGTGGATTCAGGTAGTTGTTGCGCTTAGATACGGTTTCAGTTTTGTACCCTTGCTCGTATTGGTCATCGTAAAATGCATTGATATCTTTGGCGCTAAGTTTAGCCAGGTCAATCTTGCAATTACTGGTGACCCTATTCTTTTTCCAATCGCCTTCCTTACCAAAGAATAGTACGAAGTGTTTCAGATTATGAATATCCCGTAACCAGGTTCTGGACCTATTCTTTTCATGGGCCACCCATTCATCGAATACCTCGCAAAGTAAGATAGGTTGCTGTTCATCCTTATTGGTTTGTTCAGGTTGTACCAGTCCTAACTTTTCATTCCAGGCAATTACCTGGGCCTGCTTGTAAAGTCCTAATACCTGGGTCCTATTCAAATCCCTGGATGTACCCAAGGTGATGAACTTTCTAATGGACCTTCCTGATACCTTCACTACATACCTATAAATGTAGGTAATGTAAGAAGTACCATCCTTACTGGTCCTTTTTAGGTTTGTTAGATTCGGTTTTTTTATTGATTGCATTACCCTTCTCCCCAAGGATTAACATCCCTTTCTTTGTAGTACTCCTCGATTTTACTTTCCCAGTTACTAATTTCTTTTTCTGGGTTTAAAATCAATTTATATATCTCTTTGCAGAAATCACGTTGGTCCAGATAGCAGTTATCTAAATCGATTTCAAAGTATTCGATGATTTGTTGTATTGTTATTGGCTTACGAGTTTCGTCATCAATCACTAGGTTTATATCGACCCTATCCTCAAGGCAATTATCTACCTCGATTGGATATGGACCATCATCTGGTATAAATCCAAATACTGGCAACTCTGGATTGAATTTCAGTAGCTTATTAATTAGGTCTTTTACTTTCATTTTGCTGTCCTTTATTTTATTTTTGGTTTCCATAGACCCTGGGGTTTCGCCCCAGGGACCACCTGGGGCATCATCAGTATGGATTATTACTTTTCTAAATATGTATATCCAAACTCCCTGGAGATATTACGTTTTTCTTCTGTGAGGGCATTAATCTGCAATTCTATCTCTGCTTGTTTCAATAGTGTTTCTTGCACTTCATCAGGTTGCCTTATTGGATAAGTATCCTTCCAGGCTTGCTTTAGTACTGGTATTCTATCCTTATCAAACTCAGGAGCGTGTTTGTAGACATATAGATTACTCTCCACATAGCCAACAGAATGACTATTCTCGCCAGATGTATCTACTACTCTGTATGTTGCATCAACAAAGAATACTACCTTGGAAGGGTCATTATGTGGTTTTAGATGCTTATAATCCTTGACTTCCCTTTGTACAGAATGATGGTCTTGCCAAACACGGATTTTGATTTGCTTACCATAGTTTGTGAAGATTTCCTTCTCAACATCTACAATTATTGATTCTATGTATGAGTTAAGTGAGGTGTTAACGGTCTTGTGAAATGTGCCGTCTTTCTTCTGCTTCCAGTTATCCTGAAGCCAGGTATAGGCAATATCATCTATTAGATGATGGATGACCCTATGCACGGCCTGCGCTGATACTGTATGATTGAATCGAGTGAATTTATTCATGGTTATTGCTGTCCTTTTACCAACTTATGTTGATTGTTCGTGATGGTCTTGCTGAATCTGCTAGTTCAGTTATTGACCCTTTTGGATTCATTGTGAACCCAATTTTCTTTTCCAAATCAGCAATCTTTTTGAAGGCTGTTGGATTGTGATGCCTGATGGCATTCAATTCTTTTGGAGTGTTAAAAATGCATACCTGGCAACTGAATCTTGGTAGGTATTCATATACTGGGTGAAGAGGTATATTTCTGTCAGCCAGGTACTGTTTGACCTCTTCCTCGGTCCAGTCAAATATTGGGAACCAGTCATATACTGTGCGCTTGGAATTAGTGAGAGATTTGTTCCTCTTTAATGGTTTCTGTTTGGACCTAGCGCTTGACTCTTCTGCCCTGATACCAATTGCCTGGACAACTTTAGGACCACAGTTATTTCTAATCCATTTCTGGATAGGACCACGCTTGAGGTCACTTGTGCATTGGCGATACTTCGCACCAGGAAACATTCCCCTGGACTCAACCATGCTGAAAAAATCCTTAGTATCTGACTTGACTATATTGACTGTCTGGCCGAACCTGGATGCTATTTCCTGACACCACTCTTCAACACCTTCATGTTCCCATCCAGTATCTGCGAATACGATATGTTTCTTAGCATTTGGATACTTATCGCAAATGTATGCGAGCATCGCACAGCTATCTTTACCGCCAGAAAAGGATATTACTATCTCGAAAGAGTACACCTTCTCAACTGCTGAAGTAAGGGTCTTTTTTATGTATTTGATTAAGTTCATTTTGCTGTCCTATCTATTGATTGAGTGAGAGTGTAGCACCGTAGCACTTAATATGCAAGAAAATAATGCAATGTAGTATTATTATGTGGTTGGATGGTACACCTTATATATATAAGATAGAAAGTTTAACAGGCTAAAAACAGGGCTAAAATGAATAAAGGACAATGGTTAAAAGGTGTATCTGGTAACCCAAAAGGTAGGCCAAAGACATCAGTAAAAGACCTGGTGAAAGCACATCCCCAGGCGAATGAACTAGTGCAAAAGCTATTTGATGTAGCTATGAATGATGCTGACCAAAGACAGGTATCTGCCTGGAGAATTCTACTGCCAAAGATGGTCCCAGACTTAAAAGCGCAGACCCTGGAAGTGGAACAAAGACAGATAACTGGTGTGATTGTACTGCCTGAGAAAGTATCCCTGGACCCACAGATAGTTAGTACAAACGGGCAGAGTGCGAGCCAAAAAATTCTGAGTGACGGGTCCGAGTCTGGCCCTGGTTCTGGTGCTAATGGTAACAATGTGGTAACAGATGATGGCCCTCCCTCGGAGACTGCACGCTTAGAGAGCGAGTGACCCAGGATGACCATATGATATGGAGCCTGAATAGCCTATGGTAGTCGTTTGGCCTTTCGCCAATAATAAGGAGTGCAATCACCTTATTTTATCGCGAGGGGGGCATCCCACTCCTCGGGTCCCATCCTCGTGCTATACCATAGTGACTCCTAGACAGATTGCAATAAAATAATTTGAGGTAAAACATGAATAGATATCAAAAAGCATTGATGTTAAAAAAACACGCTAAACATCATTCAGCTAAACATATCAACCTGATGAAGGCACTTATGGACAAGGGGATGACCTTTGATGAAGCACATAAGACTGCAATGAAGCAGGTGGGTAAATAAAATTATTGTTTGAGCCTTGCCCAAAGATAGAAGGTAAGAATTGTGGCTTTGCTGCATATTCCAAATGGGACCCAATCACCCGTAAAAAATCTGATACAAATACACTTTTTTGTGGTATAGCAAGTGGGGGGGATACTAGGGTATACAAATTAACTAAGTGCTGGAAAAAGATGACTAAATATGAACAATCCAAGTTCAATAAAGAAACTTACTGGGGGTATAAATGAGATTAACAGAAAAACAAGCTAAAGCTATTTATGAATTATATACTACAATGAATCATAATAATAACTATATAACAAATTTAGTTGCTATAGGTGATAACAAAGAAGCTGAGTGTTTAGCTAGGGCGATGGATAAGGTCGCACATATAGCAAAAATAGAAGATTATTCACCTATGCACTTTACCTGGAGTAAAAAGGTCAAAGAGGCATCCCAATTAAAAAACTGTATTAAGAATAGATAATGCAAATACATTGGGAGCCACATCCAAGGCAAGCATTTGCTTTGGCAAGAAGTGAATTTGAGATAGCATTTGGTGGAAGTAGAGGTGGTGGTAAAAGTAGCTGCCTTATGGCCTGGATGGTAGACCCTGAATATTTAAATAATCCCCAATTCCGCGGTCTAATCATTAGACGTAACTATGATGATTTACGGGATTATATTGATAGGGCCACACAAATGTATAAGCATTTGGACGTAGAAGTGGTTGGTAACCCAGCAGAATTCCGCTTTCCCACAGGTGCAATTATTAGAACGGGTCACTTAATGGACAAGCAGGCATACCAGAAGTACCAGGGACACGAATATCAAAAAATGGGTATAGAAGAAGCTACTCTAATAGGAGATGAAGAGGATTACTTAAAGTTAATTAGTAGTTGTCGTAGTACGGTAGGTTTAGAGCCACAAGTATTTCTAACTTGCAATCCTGGTGGTCCAGGGCATAGTTGGTTTAAAAAGCGTTTTGTAGACAATGATAGAGAGAAAACGTATTACGACCCCGTCACAAATAGGACCAGAATATTTATACCCAGTAAAATCCATGATAACCCCACATTAATGAGAGAAGACCCAGGTTATTTTGAAATGCTAAAAGGACTCCCAGATGAATTAAGAAGAGCCTGGCTCGATGGTGATTGGGATGTGTATTATGGACAATATTTTAGTCAATGGCGCTATGACATTCATGTTTGCGAACCTTTTCACATACCAAGTAACTGGTATCGTTATCGTGGCATTGACTATGGGTATAAAGCACCCTTTGCTGTAACCTGGTTTGCTGTTGACCCAAAAAAGAATGTGTATCTATATAGGGAATATTATGTTTCTGAAATGGAGTTAACAGGCCATATTGATGCAATTAATCATTTATCAAAGGATGAAACATACCGCGCAACAATGGGTGACCCCTCGATGTGGATACGAAATCCCCAAAATACAAATAGGTCAGATATACAGGCTGGTAGTCATATGGCGATAGCTGATATCCTTAGAAAAGGTGGTATAAATGTAATAAAAGCAAACAATGATAGGTTATCAGGTTGGAACCTTCTGCGCGAGTATTTAAAATGGGATGATGAAAAACCGCCACGGCTACATATATTCAAAACCTGCAACAAGTTCATCGAAACTATTCCCATGTTGGTCCATGACATTCGTAGACCCGAAGACCTGGACACTAAAGGACCAGACCATCTCGCGGACTCAGCAAGATATTGTCTTATGCATATCGGAAACCCCAAAGAGGAAGAAGCAAAACCGTGGATAATAAAACTGATGCAAAAATTCGAAGCAAACAAGACAGATATCCCAGGCCTAAGAGGATAGTGGAAAGGTTTGACTTCGAAACGGGTGTATGGCACAGAGTAGAGTTGCAGAATGATGATGAGATAGAGAATATGTCCCCAGATACCAGAACTGCCTATATAGATATAGTGACCACAATTAGCGACACTATTATAACTGGGACTAATCCAAAAATAGGAAACTAATGGCTGAAAAAACAAAAACTTATCAAGCGGTAGGGAAGGAAGCGGAACTTGTAAAAAGAATCCATGCAATGGTTGATATGTCTAAAAAGGCAAGAAAATCAACATCAGATGTCTGGAGAGAATCAGAAAAATTATATATGGGTGAACATTGGTCTGGAATGAATATGCCAGAGTTTAAAAATCAATTGACATTGGACATGATTGCCAATGTCATTGACACCCAAATACCTATTATGTCTTCTAAACCACCTAAAATTGATGTGATAGCTGTAGGTGCAGATGATGAAGCTAAATATATGGCGAATACATTGCAGGCGCAGCTAGATGATTTATGGTATATGCGCGATATGGCAACCCTGGTTCCAGAGTGGTTGACAGATTATTTGGTGTATGGTACGGGCATAGTCAAGCTAAACTGGAATATGCATGATGATTTACCAGATTGCGATATAGTGGACCCTTTCTCCTTTTATGTGAATCCTAGTGCAACAAAGCTTGAAAATGCCCAATATATTGTTCATATGGCTCCTAGACCGCTATATGAAATACAACAATTATTCCCAGAGAAAGGAAAGTTTGTCCAGCCTATGGGAAAATTAAATGAATATGAAGCGCTTAAAATAACTGACGTTAAACAAGGTGATAAGGCATTGGTCCAAGTAACTGATACACAGGGGCAAGAGACTAATTATTTTGAAGGCAAAACTGAAGCTATGCAGAACTTGGAAGAGCGCGCCCTTTTGGTAGAAGTCTGGATGAGAGATGGCAGCATCGAATACACAAACGAAGACGATAAGGTTGGCAAACTAAAGTACCCTGGGGGATTGCGAAAGGTCTGCATGGCTAACGATGTCATACTATACGATGGGCCTAGTAAATATCAATTTTTGGATAAAATGAACCGATGTCCTTACCCTTTCCCGTTTGTTGTAATGAAAAATGGTGGAAGCGCCCATTCCTTTTGGGGAAAGCCAGAACCAAAAAGATTGAAAAGTATTAATCTGGCATTGGATAGAATAGCATCGCAAGTGATGGATAATATTCATCTTATGGCTAACCCTATGTGGTTAGTAGATGAAACAGCTGATGTGCAGGACCAAATAAACAATAAACCTGGCGCTATCATTAGAAAAAGAGGTCCAGGTTCAGTAACAATGCAGCAACCATCTAGTATGCCAGGATATGTATTCAATTTTTATCAGCTAATGGTAGATATGTTTGAAACGGTGTCTGGTGTTACTAGGTCCACAATGGGTAAACAGGAACCGAATGTAACAAGTGGAATTCAGGCCCAGGTGTATAGAAGCGCTGCAACGAATAAAATTGATTTCAAAGCAAGGCAGCTTGATGCTGCAATGCAGATATTAGGTCAGATGTGGATAGCGATGATTAAAAATATGGGTGAGAAAATGCACATCCTGGATATGCGAGATGCTGATGGGAATCAGGCTGAAGTAAGATATATAGGAATGGAATTTAATGAAGTGGATACAATGGTCCGAGCCAGGGTTGGTTCTATGTTACCAGATAATAGGGCATATATTGAAGAGAAGATACTATCCCTGGTCCAAGCTGGTTTGATACAAGACCCTGAGTACATACTTGAGAATATGCAATTACCAGGTGTGGAAAGATTAATCAAGCAAATGAGGGACCAAAAGGAACAGCAACAAGTTGGACCAGAACAATTTGAAGGGATGTCTGAAGATGAGATATTCCAACAATTACAAAGTAATCCTCAAATGATGCAACAGATGCAACAACAGCCACCAGGGGAAGGGTAATGTCTACCGCTAAGGAAAGAGTCAGAAGAATGAAGCTAAAAAGGAAGAAGAGAAAACCCTTTTTGACTACTAAAACCGAAACTGTAGCAGTAACCAATTCAGTTCCTCACAAAGGTGAAAAGAGAAAACGAAAAACAACTAAGGTCAAAATAGGTAAGGCTCGGTATACAAAAACTGTAGATACACCTATTGAAAAGAATCCTCGTAGCAACCTGGTTAAGAAAACCGTAACGAAATTTGAAACACCTAATAAAACCAAGATGAAGGACAAAAGAATTAAGCGTGATGAGAGTGGACTGTATGAAGAAACCAGGAAATCAGGCTATGGGGTTGTTTTTAGGGAAGGTGTGCCTAAAAAACCGACTGATAAATTGAAGAAACAATACCGAAATGTTATATCCGATATAAAAATGAAATATAAACGGAAGAAAAGAAAGAAAGGTAAAAAGTAATGCCAGGACACTATACAAAAGCTTTAAAAAAGAAGAGTACCTACAAGAAACCTAAGACTGGTGGTGACACCTGGGACCACAAACCTCAACCCAGACCCTTAAAAAATCAAAAGGATGAACAAGAGAATATTAGTTCAGAAATTGCGAAATCAGTTGGTCGCGGCACAATAACATCTAAAAGCAAAGGTAAGAGAAGACTGAAAAAGTTAACATGGAAAGATGAGATAAAATCAAAGGTTCGGCAGTTTAAAAATCGGAAGAAAATTAAGAAAATGAGATTAAAACGGAAGAAGAGTGAAAAAACGTAGGAAAGATTAACTATCAGGTTGGATACTATTGACAACTAATAAAAAATTAAACAATCACAGGAGACTATAAATGTCAGACGAAGTACAAACCAGTTATTCTGGTGTTACACTTTCTCAGGACGAAGCTAATATGTTAATGGGTGTTGAGCCGAGTCAACCTGTGGAGCAAAATTTGGGTGATTCACAACCCGAGGAACCAGTAAGTCAGGAAACTGACCAATCAGAGTTACCTGAAAGTGAGCAAGAAGACCTTCAAGAAGTAGAAGTTCTCGAATTGGACGGCCAGGAATATGACCTGGACACTATTCAAGAAGCACTTGAAGCTTTCAACAATAAAGCCGAATGGCAAAAGACAAATACGGAAAAGTCGCAAGAGATTAGCGCTCAAAGAAAAGCTTTAGAAGCTGAACAGAAAGCCTGGTCCTCATTACGGAATAACGAAGATGCAATGGAAGCTTTGAAAGATATATTGGATGAAGACCATCCATTATTTTCTATGGAAGAAGGTGAAGCGGTAAAAGATACCAGTCAGGACACGAAGGATGCTACCCAAGGTAAACTCCTGGAGTTGGAAGAACGGTTAAACGAGATAAATCAAGTACGCGAGCAGGAAAAGCTGGACATGGAAGCCGACCAGCAAGTAAATGCCGACCTTGGTCAACTCAAACAAACACATCCTGAACTTGAAGACCAGGAATTGATGGACCAGGTGATTCATACGGCCATCGACAAAGGCTTTGTAGGACTTCAAGGATTAGAAGATGCATTTGTTTTAACCTATCATACAGCTGCTGAAGATAGTGCTTTTAAAACCGCGGTTAACAGAGCAAGAAGCGCGAAAGCTATGAAGAGCATACCTGAACCTTCAGGTGCAGTAAAAGGCCAACATACCGAGCCAGTTACAAAAGCTGAGAACTACAGGGATGCTAGGCAGTCCGCGCTGAAGAATTACAATTTCTACGATTAGAAAGGAATAAAAAATGGCACTTAATTACGACAGCTTAACAGCTGTAACTCGTGACAAGTTTATCCCTGTTATGGTAGATAACATATTCAACTCGAATGTTTTGACATTTAAAATGTTGAAAAATTCAGAGCCAATCGCATCTGGTAATAAAGTACTTCAGCCTATTGAATACGCGAAGAGTACTGCGAAAGGTTTCTATAGTGGTTACGATACTTTGGATACAACACCACAAGAAGTCTTTACTGATGCTGCTTACGATTGGGTTCAATGTCATGCATCCATTACTTATAGTGGGCGTGAAGAATCTTTGAATAGTGGTTCCGAAAGAGTGATTGATTTGATTTCTGCAAAGGTGAAGAATGCAGAAAAATCATTGAAAGACCTTTTCGGTTCTCAGTTATACTCCGATAATGATGGGTCTACTGTCTCAACCCCAGCTGATGCGGAAGCTTCAGGATTTGTTGGCTTACAACATATCTGTGCAGTAGACCGTTCACTTGGTGGTATTGATTCAAATAACTATACATGGTGGGATGCACAGGTAGATACATTTGATAGTAGTACTTTTTCCCAGGTATCTGATGCAACTCATGCTGATTCCATATTGGTCGAATTACGACAAATGTATGGTAAGTGTACCATTGATAACGATTCCCCAGATTTGATTGTGACCACTCAGGTCATTTTCGATGCTTATGAAGCAGCACTCACAGCGCAAAAGCGTTTTGGTGCATCTAGCGAATCTTTAGCAGACGCTGGTTTTACTAATCTGTTATATCGTGGCACACCTGTAGTTGTTGATGACCATTGCCCTGATGGACATATGTATTTCTTGAACACTAAATATATCAAATTTAGACATCATGGTTCGAGAAACTTTGCCTTCCAGGGATTCAATAAACCCGTTAACCAAGATGCATCCGTAGCACATATCCTTTGGTTAGGTGCTTTGACTGTTAGTAACCCAAGAATGCTTGGGAAGTTAACAGGCGGACCTTCAGCTTATTAATAGGGGGTTTAAATGGCGATATCACAAAAAAGTGTAGATAAAGTTGGAATGGCAATGGTTAATGAGGAAGTTGGTGGCGTAGCAGTTATGAGAATGGGCAATGTCCATTTTGCAACTGGTACTGGCGCACCAGCAACTGGCGCAAGTGGTGATTTGAAAGCGAGTCCTAAAGGTTCGCTTTATATTGACACTAATGCTGGTAAAACCTATACCAAGACATCAGCAGCAGATGCTTCTGTGACTTGGGTAATAATAGGTACTATCACAGAATAACCTCGGTTCTTAACCGACTTATAACGAAATAAAATGAGATACGGTCACTCCCCAGTCTTCGGGCTGGGGAACCGTTGAATAAATATGACAGCAGCAGAAATGTTAACATTATTAGGCTTACGAATGGAAGATACAGGTCATGTGAACTTTCCATCGGCCACAAAATATTCAGCATTGAATGTTGGACAAAGAACTGTTGTTAATTTAATAAATGAAGCTTACCTGACTGAATTAGAAGTTCAACAGTCAAAGACTCCCACATCAGCTAACATAACCAATGGTTATATTCCATTTGATTCGAACCTTGCACCCATAAGAAATAGATTTATTGCAGTTCAAGTTAAATATGCAGGAGATTTTAAATTTGCTACAATGATGCCTTTTGAGGATGTGAAAGATATTGAGAATCAATATTTAACACCATCAGAGGATAGTCCTGTAGCCTGGATATTTCAAAACAGGTTACATATTAGACCTAATGTTGGCATGACAGAACTACAGCTTTATTACCTTGGGTCCCCAGCAGCAATAGCATCAGGTGCTAATAGTCCTTTAAATGTTGGTTTACATGATATTATCGTGGACCTGGCAGAAGCAGAAATGTGGAAAATGGATAATAAATCCAGTAGGGCGCAATTGGCACAAGCAAATGCAATGGCGCAGATAAAGATATTAAATGAAAGATACCAGGCAGAAGCGCCAACAGGAGTTCAATAATGACCTGGGCAAGTTTAATAGACAGAGTCCTGGTCCCATTTGAAGGTCGCGTAGGGCAATTAGATACCAGGGCAGGAAAATACCTGGATGAAGCGCAAGAAGATTTTGCACTTTTTACAAAGTGTTATGTTAGAAAATTCAATATATATATTTATTCAAGCAAAACATATATTGATTTACCATCAGACTTTATAGAGATGGTTGACTCCCCAGTATTTAGGGGCGATTATTTAAGGCAAAGAAAAAGTAATGATTATTTATACAATCAGAATAGCGATACAAATTTATTCAATAAAGGTACACCAGCAGAATACTATCTAGAAGATAGGAGATTACATCTTATTCCAAGGCCATCTCAGATAGGTATATTGACTCTTACCTATGTTGCTGCACCTACAAGTCTAAGAAGTAAAACAGGTATGAAGAAGGTCCGTTTTGACAATCTAGTATCTGAATATTTTAGAGTAGGTGACAAGGTAAAATCCAGGGTTGGTGCATCCAACACAACTAATACTGTTGCCACAGTTGAAAGAGCAAATCATTTTGAGCCAAAAGCAGGCGAGTTAATATTGTCTGGTTTCACAAATGGATTCACAACTGACAATGAAGATTTTTTTAGTACTGGTGACGAAACAACCTATTACGAAAATTTATATGGGACCAACTGGTCCAGTATCGTTCAAACCTGGAATAATTTAGGATTTGGTGGAGCAGCTACAATAAATGGTAATCAATATGATTACAGCGAAACATCTCCTATTGTTCCTGATGTTTATCACTATTCGCTAGTTGATTATGCTAAAGCAATGATTCACCAAGATATTGGTAATGCAAAAGAGTATCAAAATCATTATGGTTTATATGTAGCTAATCGGGAGAAGGCAAGGACCACAGTAGCTAATTCAGATGTGAGTGGAATGTCTTACGTTGCGGATAGGGTAGGTAGTGGTGCTATCTAATGGCAAAAATCGAGTTGAAAACCTTTAAAGGTATTGCAACGAATGCAGACCCAACTGACCTTGGAAATGAATATGCCTTAACAAATCAAAACTTTTTATTAGACACACCAGGGAGTTTAGTTAAACGTCCAGGCCGTAGTAACGGTTCCACTATTAATACGTTAAAATTTTCAGATGTGAAATACTGGTCCCCTAGTAATGTAAATCTTGCTGGGGCAGAAATTGCAGGTGTTTGGACTGGTTACGATAGTGATGATAAAAAATTAAAAACTATTGTCAGTAATTTATTTTCAAATCCTGCCCCAACCCCAACCGTTCTAGGTTCAGCATACTCTTCTAATATACCTACAGATTTTGACCTTCAGGACCACGGGACCGAATTTAGATATGCCCCAAATAACTTAGCACAGGGTCCAAAAATACTACAGCATATTAGTAGAAACTTTTTTAGTGGAAATTATACCGTAGATGAATTTGTTTTCCAGGATGCATTATTATCATATCCAGCAGCAGATGATATTGTATTTGAATCATTGCTTGAGTCTGCATCAGCAGCTGGTCTTGCAATTGATGTCAATAAACTGCACAGTTATAAACTAAGTGTATTGTATGATGGATTTCAAGAGATGCCACTAGGTGATTCTTTTAAGTCTTTATCTACTGCTAACAACAATAGAATGGCTCAACTTAAATTAACAATCCCTGCTAGTTCTAGTGGTACTGCACCAAATAAAACGTATGCATTTAACCCTAGAATAACAGCAATTAAGATTTATCGCGAGATAGAAAGTGCAGGTACATTTTTTCATATTGGGACCATTCCAATAAACACCACAAGCAATAATCAAAACACAACAATTACAGCTACGAGTACTAATTATAAAGTGGGTCGTGCAGCGGTATACGCTGATGCTTTGATTGGCTCAACTTTAGCATCTGGAATTTTTGCAGATTTTGATTGTGGCGCAACTCAAACCAGTACTACTGATGTAACTGTTGAATATTTTGTTGTTAAGAAGTCAGAAGGGGGTAATGCGAATTCGGTTTTGTCAAATGGATTTCCTATTTGGCAAGCATCACCATCTCTTGGTAGTTCAAATATTACAGGACCAGGTAGTAACAGCGACTTTGTAAATCGATTATCAAAAGGTTATATGAATATCATTAGTGGGATACCAGGTGGTGCTGATGATTTTTTCAATGAAGAATTTAGAATTGCTAGAGTTCTAGTTGAGAACCCTGATGAGGGTGGTAGTTCGCAGACTTTAAATTCATATACCGATGTCTTAAATGGGTCTTGCCATACCAATGCATTAATATTTCACAATATGGATAATGGTGATAGGATAGGTGTTGGTCAATGGGATGGTGGGATTGCAGTTCATAGTAATAGTCATAAAATTGTGCAGGGTTCGGTAGGTAAAGCAATACTCCTTACAGACTCTACCACATCTTATTCTAGTTCTGTTTCGGTCCATAAAAATTATGTCGAAACATATAGTAGTAATACTGCTACTTATTATTTTTATGACGTTGGTTTAACAAGTGGCGCACCTCAACCTTTTGTTGACGACTTAAAGGTAAAGGTCAATTATAAATATAGCCAAATGATGGGGAATAGATTATTTGTAGGGAATGTAAGACTAGACCCAGGTGGGGATAATGAAGATAGGCCAGATTGGATTATCTTTTCAGAAGCTGGTATGCCAGACATATTACCTACCATTAATTATATTCAGGTGAAGGACCAACAAGGTGGGTATATAACTGGCCTAAATAGAATCCTGGATTCATTAGTTGTCTTTATGTCCAGGGGAATATTCAGATTAGATGTTGGTTCAACAGGAAACCCTGCTGATTGGTCTTTAATGGAAGCAGATAAAAATATAGGATGTGTAGCTAGTAAAGCAATTATTAGTGTTAAGGATAATTTATTTTTCTGCGCCAGGGATAACATATATCAGATAACTCCAGATTTTAGATTTAACCCAATTGCGGAACCTATTAAAGATGTATATACTGGCTCCACCAATCTGCAAAATAGTAGAATGATATATGACGTATTAAGGAATAGGATTATATGCAGGTTTGGTGATGAGATAAATACTCAATATGTATACAATTTAGATAGCCAGTCTTGGACCACTATGAAGTTCTATACAAATGGAACCAATGATGGTCCTGATTTATTTTCAATTAATGATACCTTAGATGTGATAGGATTTAAATCAGCAACATCTGGTGGAGGTGGTGGCGGATAATTATGGCATATAACACCACAGTAAAAAAGTTGCATGACTCAAGTAGTGTTGAAACCGTATCTGTTATATATAGGACTGGTTTTTTTGACATATCAAATATGGACGAAAATGTATTAATAAGGAGAATAAACCTTAATTATACAAGCGATGCTGCTATTACCTGTTATATCTATATAGATAATTCAACAACGGCTGTTGATGGTAGTGGGTCCTTTACTTTTCCTGCAAATGCTAGTGGTTCAAAAATAGTTAGTAGAAGACCTACAACGGGTATTAGGGCCAAGACAGTTTCTATAAGATTACAATCAGATAATGTTACTGATGACATAACTATAAGAAAATTGGAGATTGAAACAGATGAGTAGATTGAAATTTACCAATATGCAGGTTGATAAGAACGTATCTCAATTGACCAGGAATGTAAAACAAAGAGCCAAAAGGACCACGGTTACAACAGGCCTGGTAAGGTCAGCTGATATAGAGCCAGGTGAATTTGTTTTTACATCTATTAAGAAGGGCCAAGAGGGTCCATCATCACCAACTAGTGATGAATCAAGAATTTATTTTAAAGATAATGACGGTAACACATTTATGTTTACTGGAACGAAGGTAGGATAAGAAAATGGAATATGATATCGTACAAGCATTTATAGACCCAGCAACCGCTTATGGTTTAGCGATGGCAGCACCCAAGATTGGTAAGGGTATACATGATTGGTTAAACAAGGCTCCACAGCAAAAAGCAGCGCCTGAGACAACAGCTTATCTAAACAAATTAAGAAACATTAGTAAGGAAGGCTTGTATGGTCAAGATGTAAAAAATGAGATAGGTGCTGATTTACAACAGAGTTCAAATCTAACTAGGGCAGCATTGCATTCTAATGCTACTAAACAAGGTTTGGAAAATAGTGGTGTATTAGCACAGCACTTAATTAAAGAAGGTGGACAGACAACATTGCAAGCTGCTAGGATGGCCAAACAAATAGCAAAGATGAATGAACAAAGTAAGTTAGATGCAAGCGCCCAGGCATCAGCTATTGGAAGAGAAGAAGAAGCAAGAAAGTACCAAAATGCATTAGCAAGAAAAGAGAGAAGGGATAGTGTTGTTGGTAACCTGGTAGGTGGTTTATCAGATGCATATTTAGCACATCAGGATTTTACAGGGGGACTTCCTGGTAGTGGCACAGAAGAAAGTGAAGTAGATGATTGGCTTGACTACTACAAAAAAAGGTTTAAATAATGAGTTATTTACAATCACTTCAAAAAAAGGTAGCAAAAAATAAAGGTGGTAATTATACAACATCTACATATGGACCAGGACCATCAGAAGAAGAGATGGCTGAATTGGATAAAAAGTGGAATAGTATGCCTGCTTCTAAAAGAAAAAAACTCGAGAAGTTATTAAAGGCGAGGTTAGAACAAGAATCCCCAGAAAGAACTGCAAGTGAAGCCAGGGATGAAAGTACTGAACAAAACCGCTCTATACACCAGGCTAAGTTGAGAGAACAGTATAAAAAAGACAAAGAGTGGCAAGATAAGAAGGACCAAACTGCATTGCAAAACCAGCAAAAAGAAGCAGAAGCTGCAAGAGATGCTGAAATCAAAAGAAGGAATGCTGAAATCAAAAGAAAGCAGGATATCAAACTAGATGCTGGACAGGTTGCAGTTGATGTCAGAAGGTCAAATCAAGAAATAAATGTTTTGCAAAGGGACGTTGATAAACTAACCAAAAGGATAGAAGACGTAAAAGACCAAAATAATCCAACTGTAAATAGGTGGAAACAAGAACGTGCTGACATGGTGGAAGAAATAGCAATTCTGAAAATGGAGATGGATAATAAACTAGTGAACCTGGTGGATGCAGCAACAGATAAATACGGCCTTAAAGAGGGTATTGAATTCCTGACCCAGATGGGAATAGATAAGAAAAAAATAAATGAAATTTTAAGTAGGAAGTAAAGTTTGGACCCTAAGAAAAGAGCCGAGATACTTGAATATCTAAAAACCCAGGAAGAATCCCTGGTTGATTCTGTTATTAATTATGGAGAGAACAATCCAGTTGTCCCAGAGGACCAATTTCCAGGGACCAAGGACCTATCCAATATTAATAAACTGCGGAAGGATGGGTGGACCGATGATAGAATATTTAAGGCCCTGGAAGCTGACATGGCTGAAAAGCAAAGACTGGAAGCTGCAAAGCAAGGGCCACCAAGACCACCTAAAGGCACACTTGAGAAAATAGTACTCAAAACAAAACGCTCTGCAAGGGCTAGTGAGTTAGATGCTATGTCATGGATGTCCTATTCAGGTGTTCCAGGGTATCCATCCTGGGAAGAAATAAATGAGATTTATGATGAATATGAAGAGCGCAATCAGAACGACCCAGTTCTAGCAGATAACTGGCTAGAGTATGTATTGTTATCTTCAGCTGGTTTAGTAGGTTCTATGTACGCTGGAACTAAAGCAGGACTTCCATATGCAGCAGCAGGTATGACTGGTGCAGCAGCGGTTGGGGCAGTTACCCCAGTAATACCTGATGAGTTTGTCACGGTCCCATTAAGTGGCGCAAGTGGATTAGCGGTAGGGACAACAGCATTCTGGCAACAACAGGGTTCTGGCATGATGTTGAGAAACCTAATCAAACGGGGAGTGGACCCAGATGTAGCTTATGGCCTTGCATCAGTTGGCGGATTATTTTATGGATTAGTTGAAAGAGCGCAAGTATCAAAATTTATTCCAAAGTCAGTACAGAAAAAAGCCAACGATACAATTACAAAGTCATTAACAAAATGGATAGGCGAGAATTATCGTAAGTATGGTACAGATTATTTTGTCCAAATTGGGCAGGAAGAAGCACAATTAGGAATCCAATTTATTACAGAAGAATTAGCAGTTGCCCTGGAAGGTGATATTCCACAAAGGCAACTTGAAGATATGGCAGCCGAAGCCTGGGAAACATTTAAGCAAACAGCAGCAGGGTTGGTTCCTTTGCAGGGAGTACGCGCAAGTGTTGATTATGCTGTTGATACTCAGGCTCCACCAAAAATTAAAGATGTTGTAAGTGGTCTTGTAGACACTCAGCAAGAAATTGAAACCAGTTCTATTGTATCACCTGAAGAAAAGCTAACAGTTGAAACCCAGGCGCAACAAATAACTGAAGACGAAGCTAATGATTTTAATATTGAGTACGATAAAGAAAATGATGGCGCTATGGAAATGTCAGAAGATGAAATTATAGCGACTGGATACAATATTGAATTAAATAACATACCAGTAAGTAGGACAGATGAAAATGGAAAAAGATACTACGCGGTCAGCCTTAAAGGCGAGACAGATTCTCAAGGCAATATACGACTCACCAGCGCAGCGGATAGAAGCACACTTCTTGAAGAAACAATCGAAGCCAGACTTAGAAGGCTCCAAAACTCAAAAAAACCCGAAGACCAAGCCTTAATAGCCAAAATTGAAAATTGGTGGGGGTCCGTCAGAAAAAAAGCTTCAGAATTGGGCCTAGAACTTCGTTTTGACGATACAGCCGAGGGTAACATCGAATTATTTTCTGATGCGATTCTATACCACAAAGGGGGCTTTACAGGACTAGACGAAAAATTTCAGGCTGCAACATACATCCCAGACCGCCTTGCAGACGAATTTATAGCAAATTTCGGTGAAATGAGCGATGGGACCAATGTTTTTGACATTTTGAAAAGTGACCAGGGCGGAGTTAAAAAAGCTGATAGCTATTTTCGCGATAATGTTAATGAGGAATTAGCAATGAGGGAAGCCATGGGCCAAGATAAACAAAGGCCACCGCCAACTGCAAAGAATCCTACAAAGACAAAACTACAAAAGAAAACCAAACAAATGGTCCCAGGTGAAAACACAAAATCACCAGAATTTAAAAAATGGTTTGGAGATTCTAAGGTCGTAGATGAAAATAACCAACCCCTGGTTGTTTATCATGGGACTGGTCAAACATTTGATGAGTTTAATACAGAAATAAATAGACCAGAATTATCATTTACTAGTAATCCAACAGTTGCAAATGAATATGCGGTATCTGGATTAAATGCAACAAATCCACAAATGTATCCAGTTTATTTATCATTAAAAAACCCAGCAGTATATGATGCTAAAGGGTTGAACTGGGCAGATTTTAAAGTGTGGACTGGTTACAAGTGGGCAAATATTCATCAATTAGCAGAAATGCATAAGGTTGGAAAAGAATTTAACGATGACAGAAACCCTGGTCAGAAAATTACATTTGAAAAAACAGATGGAATAATATTAAAAAATATAAATGAAGTTGGAAATAATCTAGAAACAGAATTTTTAGGAACTACATATCAAGTTTTTGAACCCAATCAAATTAAATCAGTATTTAACCAGGGAACTTTTGACCCTAATGATGCCAACATATCTCACCAGTTAGAGCCAGGTGTAGTAGAAAAGGCTGTTGGTATTTATCCTGATGTGATGAATACAAAAGCAAAGAAAGACAGATTAAGGCTTACTGTGGCCCGTAGAGAAAAAACACCCTTGGTTGGTAGACAGAATAATAATCGAGTCGAATTTGAACTTGAGAATGGTGGTGTAATAATTCTTGGAAGGGATAAAACTCCAGAAGATTGGATTCGCCAGGTAGAGAGTATCTTGGACCAAGACGAAATAGAACTTGCAATGAATTGGTATGAAGATGCATACCCTGCATTTGTTGAGGAATTTGGTCAAGACGAAGCTGTGAATTATATGGTTGCCTGGTTATTGGGTAATGTCCAGGCTAGTCCTCAACAAGCGCTATCAAATACATTCCTGGGAATGGAGCAGTTGAAAGCTGCACTACCATCATTTAAAAGTGCAGGTACAAAATCAGTAGCTAAAAATATTAAAACAGCATTGCAAGGTTTGCGAACAGAAAAAGGCGCAGGTGCTAAGTTATATGATTTCCTGGATAGCGCTTTAGGAAAATTAACCAGGACCGTAATGCAAGATGATGAAAGAGGTTTAGCGCCAGTAGCAATTGATAGACATACATATAGAGATGCAGGTTTTGTTGATGCAGCAATTAAAAATATACTTGGCAGACTTGCAATCGATAAAGATAGAGTTAAAAGATTAAGGTTTGACTCTAAGGATTCCTCACCAAGCGATACTCAATATGAGTATGCTTTAAAGTATATGAATGACCTTACTAACTCATTAAATGAGATGGGTTATATGGGTGGCAACTTAAAACCTCATCAAGTCCAGGCTATCGGGTGGACCGCAATAGCCAGAATGTCTGAATCATCAGAAGGCCAATCAATCCAGGATGCTATTGGCTTACAAAAACCAACAGTAGCATTTGCATTAAGGTTTGGTGACGAAAGTCCTTATAGCGCTATGTATGGAGAAGCGTTTGATGGTCTTCCAGAAAAGGAAAAAATTGCATTAACAGATAGAGTGGTCCAGGATGTGGTCCCAGAGTTAGCTGAAGAATTAGGTTTAAAAGTTAACTCAGTAAAAGGTAAGGGGTATGGTATCTGGGATAATGACCCAGCAGAACCCAATGCTACAATTAATGTTAGAGGAAGTAACCAAGCTATAAAAGCATTGATGAATTCTATTGGTATCTTATTTCAACAAAGCGAAGTGGGTTTAATCAGTAAGGCTCCTAATCTTAAAGGGTTAGGTTTGATTTACAGCCATAAAGAATTATCAAACCCAGAAATGCAGCAAGCTGTATATGATATTTTAAGAGAAGAAACAGACAAAGATTTTACACCAGGGGCAACAAGCGTAACATATAATGGTATGCCAGGACTAATGGTAGGCACAAATGTTAATCAGTCAGATTATGAAATACATGAGCCATCGTTAGATGTGGCTGTAGAAAGAATTAGGAATGAACTAGGTATCGATTTAGATTTACCTGGTGCTATTACACCAATAGGAAGTAAATATGAAGCAACAAAAAACAACTGGAAGAAAAACAATCAGGGTGAACGGTATAGAAAGGCCATTCGCAAAACCCACCCATCCAGTCTACTCGGAAGGCTCGACAATCATTATGGGCCGAAGGTTGAGCGACACCTCGAAGACACCTTCGCAAAAGAATCAGACAAGCGAAGAAAAAGCTACCAACTAGAGCCAAACCCCGACTATGCTGCTGAAGTAGATGCAGCAATCCAAGCAAAAGAAAAAACAAAATCCCTTGATATAAGTACGGATACTATCATGCAAAGCGCGCATGATTTTCTATTCGATTCTATGGGACCTTTAGTCAGATGGCAGAAGGATACCGAGGAACAAATGCTTGGTGGTAAGCGCTTACGGGACCATGTAAATGTTGTCCTAGCATCTGAATTATTCGTAGGTAAGGTATCAGAAAAGATATCAGACTTTAACAAAAAAATTATAGATAAAGACAATCCCGATAGCTTCCTAAGAAGGCTTGTTGATAGTGGAATTACAACCGAAGATTTTAATCTATACCTTCACGCTTTACACGCCCAAGAAAGAAATGATGCCGTAGCTGAAATCAATGAAGACCTCGAAGATGGTGGTAGTGGAATGACCAATAAGATAGCTGAGACTTTATTGAAAAAGTTTAATAAGAAATATGGTAGGGTGAAGCTTAGAAAGTTTGTGAAAGAATTCAGGGAAGAGGTTATCGATAAGACCTTACAAATTAGACTAGAGAATGGTTTAATTACCCAGGAAGACTTTGATAACATGACAGCTAAGTATGATAATTATGTTCCACTATTCAGGGTGCTAGATGAAACAGAAGCTATATTAGATGATAAAAAATGGTGGCAGAAAAAATTATTAGGTATCCCTGAAAAGATAAAAGAAAGAGTAGGTGGTGGTCCACAAAAATTTGATGTAAAAGGTGCTGAAAGTAAAAAGGTCAAAGGTAGTACCAGGAGAGTAAAGAATATTTTAGTATCTGCTATTGAGCAACACCAGGGTGCATTGTTGCGGTCCGAAAAGAACCTGGTGAATAGGAGACTATTAAACCTTATTGAAATGTTTCCAGACGATAGCGTTGTAGAAGTTATGGGTGTACAACAAAAACCGATGTATGACCATAATGGCGAAATCTCTTATATGCAGGAGAAACAACAAGTTATTGATTCGGACGGTGATTATGTAGGTCCAGAAAGAATGATTCATGTTAAGGTCGATGGCAAGACAAAACGTATCATATTTAAAGGTCCCCAGGGAAAAAGAATAGCAGGTGCAATGTTGAATATGGGGGCTAGTAAAGCTATTAGTGTATTACAATCTTTTAATAATTATTTAAGGTATGTAAATACTATAGCCGACCCGAATTTTATTTTCAGCAATTTTATCAGAGATATTCAGATGGCTGGATTTGCTATCTCTGCGGAGCAAGGCGATACTATAATGGCCCAGGCGTTATCTCCCAAGGCCCTGGGCCACGCCTGGAAAGGTGTATATAATATTGTACAAAATGAGGATACCGATTCTGAATGGTCCCAATTATATGAAAAACTGAGAAAGGCAGGGGGTAAAACAGGATTCTTTGATTACGAAAGTATTGAATCAAAATTAGAAAAATTAGAGGTCGATTTAAAGCGCGTAGAGTCTAAGGGAATTGGCATCAAGACTGCTGGAAAATCAGTATTTAATTTCATAGAAAGTTTGAACGAAGCCACAGAATCTGCGGTAAGGCTTACATTGTTTAAGACTTTATTAGACCATGGATACTCTGAAGAACAAGCTGCAAGTGGCGCTAAAAATGTGACTATTAATTTTAACCGCAAAGGTCAATTTGGTTCATTCTTAAATAGTGCCTATTTATTTGCCAATGCAGGATTACAAGGCAATCATAGAATATATGCCATATTGAAAAATTCAAAGAAAGCCAGGGGCGCTGTAGCAGGAATTGCAGCAATGGGTTTAACTGAATCTATATTAAATAATATGGCAAGTGAAGACGATGATGAATACGAAAAATTGTCTGATTGGGAAAAAGACAATAATATGATTTTTAGATATGGGTCAGGCGATAAGTACTTTAAAATGAGATTGGCCTATGGATTAAATGTATTTAAGGTGGCTGGTAATATTGCAGGTGATGTTACCTGGTCAAAAATGAAAGGTAAGCCATTAGAGCCTTGGAGACATACTGCCAGGCTCCTAGAAGCGATGAATAGTGCATTTAACCCATTAGGTAGTGGACCATGGGACCAGGTTTTATCACCAACTATAGGGGACCCACTTATACAGCTGTCTAATAATAAAGCATTCCATGGTGGCCCAATAAAACCTAAGTCTTATTATGGACCAGAAAAAGCAGAGGTAGAACAGGCCTGGTCCAGGACTCCAAATGTATATAAAAATATGTCTCAATGGGTATTTAAAGCAGTAGGTGGAAAGATTAGATACAATGAAGATGGTGGTATTGACCATGCAGTTCGTGGACCACTAGATGGATTTGGTGACTGGTCCCCTGAATTGTATGAGTATTGGGTTGATTATCTAGGTGGCGGATTAGGTAAAACTATTTTCAGAACTGTCAGCACCGTGCAAGATGCAGTTGAAGGTGATACAGACTGGGCCAAGGCTCCTTTTGTTAGAAATTTCTATGGCAAATTTGATGAAAAATCAGAATCTAGAATTCTATATGACTATGAAAGAAATATGAGGCGAGACTATTACGATAATAATGTTCGACTAAAATATTATAACTATCTAGACAGTTACTACAATAAGGGTCACATAGATGATAAAGAATACAAAGCAAGGATTAAGGCTTTTGAGAAAGCGCAAGATGAAGCCTTTGAAACAAAATTAGGGTATTAATATGCTTATGTGGTTTAATACTTCTGCAAAAAATTAGAAATTTGAGAAACTATGGCATCATTATTAAATAAAAAACCTTCGGAAACATACAAGGACCTTTTAACTGTTTCTAGCGATACGACAAACCAGGGATTAGAATCTTCTGTTAAGCAGGTTTTTGATGGCGAGGGTGTAGGCTCACGATTATATCTTAGTACTACTGCGGTCCAGGTTGGTACATCAAACTTACATCAAGGTGCAAATCTAACGGTGTATGGAAGTGTAAAAGCGGAAAAACTTACATTAATGGAGCAAATTAGTGGTGATACCCATGACGTACTTTCTGTTAATAGTGATGGTTCTGTTAATTTTTTAAAGCCGATTGTTACGAAATCAACTGTGACGTTTCAGGCGCAGGGATATGATGACATGGTTATGGATGCGACTAATAGTTCTATGAAAAGAGGGGATGGAACTAAGGGAAATGTAAAATTAGGGGCAACAGATGTTACCCTTCAAAAAGGGTCTACGGACCTAATGACAGCAAAAGAAGACGGGACAATTCGGTTCCAGAACATAACAAGCGGAAATGAACCTTCGAATCCAACGGCTGGAGATTTGATTGTCATTGACGGTGAATTAAACATAGGAGTTTAATATGGCAACATGGAATAAGGTCGTTGTTGAAAATGCTTCAGGAACGATAGCACAAAAGTCAGCAGGTCTGGTAGATGCAGATTATGGTGATATAACAGTATCAAGTAATTCATTTACAATAGATAATAATGTAGTTGATGCTTCAGCATTGAATGTAGCAGACAATGGTACATCTGGTCAGGTATTACAATCGGATGGAGATGGAAGTTTTTCCTGGACAAGCAATGTTACATCAGTAGCATTAAATGATGTAACGGATGTTGTAGAATCTAGTTTAGCAAATTTAGATGTTCTTAGTTACGATTCTGGGGATTCCAGATGGGAAAATAAGACATTATCTGATGCAGGAATTGCTGCGAAGGCTCATAATCACGATAGTACCTATGCAGGAATAAACGGAGATGCTGCTAAAAACTTTAGTGTCCTGGATTTAACACTTGGTGGTAATGACATTAAGGCAAGTGATGGCACAGTAGCTGTAACTACAAGTGGAGCAGATGTTACAGTAGCAGGAGACCTTACTGTTACTGGTAATGATATAAAATCAAGTTCAGCAACAGCGATTACTCTTTCAGGTGCTGATGTTACAATAGCAGGTGACTTAACGGTTTCAGGCTCAACGGTGACTACGACAACTGAAACATTAGAGATTGCTGATAATACCTTAATACTAAATAGTGATAAAACTGCGACTGCTGATGTAGATGCTGGAATTATTGTTGAAAGAGGTGGAGATGGTCACAATGCTTTATTTTACTGGGATGAAGGTGATGATAGGTGGTGTATAGGAACAAATAATGAAGCGGATTTAACATCAACTCCTACATATACAGGTGATGTAATGTTGGTGAGAAGAGATAGTAGCTTTGATTCAGATAGTACAAAAGTTCCTGTGGGTCATCTACAAAACATTTCTGGAGTGTTATACGTTAGGACTGCTTAATGAGTAAAATTATAAAAGGGGCAGCAAATAAGGTCCAAAGTGTTAACCAGGATAATGGATTAACCATGAAAGAAACTGACTTCTTACTAAAGCTTATTTTAAGGAGTCAGTTTGATGGGACAGAGATTGAAACCTGTTCCCAGGTAATTAAAAAACTAAGCGCTATACATAGGGATAAACTTGAAGCTTGATTTAAAAGGTGAAGATTTATTTCTACTTATCCAGGCATTAGAAAGTGTAACTATAAGAGGTAAAGATGCACCCCAGTTGGGAAAATTACTTATTAGGATTCAGAATGCATTTGAAAAAGAATCGTCAAAAGGAGAATAGTTAGATGGCTACCTGGAAAAAAGTAATATTAGCAGGTGATAGTGACTTAGGTTTATCTACCTCTGGTGGTACACTAACTGGTGATTTAGGTATACCAAATAAGTTATATCATAATGATGACACAGGAACTTACCTTGCATTTACAGATGGTCAGATAGACTTAAAAGGTTCAGGTGGTGTAAGAATGATGCTTTCAGATAATGAAGCAATATATTTCTATACTGGCTCTAGTACAACACAAGCATTACATCTTGATACTTCCCAAAATGCTACATTTGGTGGTGATGTATTTGTTCCAGAATACATTAAACACACAGAAGATACTGACACATATATTCGATTTCAAACAGACCACATTGATTTTCATACAGAAGATGTTCGTGTATTAAGATTAGACGATGCTCAAAATGCTACATTCGCAGGTAATATAAATTTAAGTAATAATAAATCAATAAATTTTAACAATACAAGTGGAACTTCAAAATCAATTCTTGCTGTAGATAGTTCAAACATTACCAAACTGGGGGACAATAGTAATAGTGGCGTTTTACAATTAAATGCGGGAAATGCCACATTTGCAGGGGGAGTAACAGTAACGGCTGAATCTGATAGTAAGGCTGGATTTAGACTTTATTCAAACACAACTCTTCTTGGTGGTATATATAATTCTAGTGGCAAGGTTCATTTAAGAGGTGAAGGTGATAGAGATGTTTCAATAGGAAGTTCAAATAATCCAGATATGGTGGTCATTGATACATCAACTGGTCAAGCCACATTCGCAGGTAGTATAAAAGGCAATTCTACAAACTTTGACATATATCAAACATCAGATGATGCTTCTGACAATAGACGAACAAGAATTGGTGGCGGTGGTGATGTTTCACAATCAAGAGGTGCTTATATTGAATTAGCTGGTAATGAGCATACTAATACTGGTCAGCTTATATTAAATGCAGG